GCGTTGACCTTCGTCTCGCGCCACTCCCAGACGCCAGCGCGCACCTCGGTCTTCGTCTCGCCCTTGAGGTGCTCAAGGTAAAGCGGATTTACGTCGCTCGGAAGCTCCCACTTCAAGTCGCCTTTTCCTTCAAGCGCGGACTGTAGGACGTCCTTGAAGTAGTCGCCGGACCAGTTGTAGAACCAAACGTCGCCGCCGCGGTAATCGCTCGCGTGCGGTTCGCTGAACGGGAAGTTGATGATCTGTCCCGTGTTCTCGTCGCGCATCGTCCACGTCCTTCGACCGTAGCCGCGCATCGAGCGCCATCCGAACTCCGCGCAGTCGTGGTCCACGTCGGCCGGCCGATAGCCGCGGTCCTGCGCGACGCATTGGTCCGCGACTTTGTATCGCTGCTGGAGCATCCGTAGGCCGGTGCGCGTATCGACGCGACCGAACCAGAGCTGCCGATAGCGCGGGCCGGTCGCCGTGGAAAACGCACCGATTTCGGCCCACCAATGATCTTGCTGGCGGTCGATTGCCATCATTCGCAGCGCCTCGTGCTCGACGGGCTTCCCGTCGGCGAAGTCCGCGACCGCGTAATCGCTTTTCGGCACGAAGACGTTCAGCACCTTCCGCTCAACAATCCACGGAAGCGCCTGACGCTTCGTTTTAAACTCCTGCCGCATCGTATCGTCTCCGGTGCGGATCGCGTGATTGTGCGCGAGTGCAAACTCCTCGACGATCAACTTCATCGGCCGCGAGACAAGCGCCTCGATGCGAAAGCTCGTGACCTCCTTTGGCGCGGTCGGATTGGTGGCAAGGAAGCGTCCGGTGCGCCGCCACTCGGCGCGAGTCCGCTCCTCGTCGCCGACTTCGTGACCGCAGCGGAAGCAGCGGAAGCGGCAGGACTCAACCGCACGCGCAACGTCCAGCGTGTCATCGTCGCGCTTCGCGGCCTTATCCCAGACGATGCCGCCGCGGTCGCCGTTTTCGAGGACGTGCTCGAAGACCACCGGAACGAGCTGCTTGCAGCCGACGCACTCCGCGTGCCACTCGCGTTGATCGCCGGAGCGGTACGACGAGTCCTCGACGTTGCCGGTGTCGGCGTCCATGACCGGAGCCTGCGAGACGTTGTAGATTTTGCTGCGGCCCACCTCCTCGAACTTCGAGACGCGAGCTACGGCGTGACCGTACACCTCCTGCCATCGCGGGAGCCATATCTCGTCATTGATCTTGTACCGAATCGACTGCGACTGCTGCGTGGAAATGTTCGCGGGGTTGAGCGTCAGGAAGAAGCCGCCGAAATAAATCTCCGTCTGGGAGCGATTCGCGCCGTGCTTCGGCAGCATCCGAGCCACCGGCTTGCACCGTTCGAGCAGCGGCATCAGCCGCGACTTCGCGTGACGCTCGACCATGTCCTCGGTCTGCATCGTCCAACTGATCGGTCCGGCGTCGTTCGCAATAAGCCAAGGCACCCAGACATCTGCGACAAGCGTCCCGCCGATCTGCACGGCCTTGCGGAAATGCACGCGACGCACCGCGGCGTCTTGCAGCGCGTCGAAGATCGGAATCAGCCAAGGCGTAATGCGCGCATTGAACGGTCCGCTCGTCGCGTAGCTCTCGGGCAGTTGAACGTGCCGCCGCGCCCACTCGTAGATCGGGGCGCGGTCGGGCTTCGAGAGTTGAAACTTGGCGAGCGCGTGCTCCGCTTCGGTCATGTCGCAACCGGCGCGACTTGCGCCTTCCGCGGCCGTCCTCCGCGCTTCCCGTTGGCCCGCGCAGCCGCGGCCTTGCGGTCCGACTTGACCCGACCGCCGAGGCGACCGAGCGCGACGGCGGCGGGGTTCTTTGGTGCGTCGCACTCGAAGCAGACCTGCCGTCCGTCCGGCAGGGTCTCGAAGGTGCAGTCGTGCGGTTTCATCAGGCGGCGCGGAGCGCGGTAACGGCGTCAGCGGCGCGGAAGCATTCAGCGGCAAGCTGATTGATCCAAAAGCAATCGATGCTGCTGTAGTAAAAACTGCGGACCTCCACGGGAGAATAACCCATCCGGCAGTAGCCAACGGAAAGCTTGAAGGGGAAAGCCTCGCCATCGCGGCGGGTGATCTTGGTCGCGGTGATCGTCACCGTTAGGCGATCCGATTCGCGCTTGGCAAGGATCACGGGCAGACGATGTTTTGCGGAGGCAACCGCGGAAGTCCAAAGGCTGTTGGTGAGGTAGTTGATTTCGGTGGTGGTCATTGTCGTTGTTTTGTTGAGGTTCTCGTTGCTGACGTAGGAGAGAAAAAGCGAAGCGGTTGGGATTGTCGAGAAGTATTTTGAAAAAAGTTTTGAGGCTTACTGGCGCTTACTTCGCGCCGATCGTGCGGACCGAGGCTAGACCGGCCGAGGTGCTAGGCATCCAGTTGATCGCCGTGATCGCGCCCTGCTCGACCTTGCGGTCAGCGCGGAGGACCGCGGCGTAAGCCGAGCCGGCCGCTGCTACGCCGCGGCCGGTTTGCTGATTGAGCCATCCGAGAGCCGTCTCGCGGATCGTGATCGTGGTCTTGTGCATGATGGCGTTCCGATAGCTCACGCTTTCAGTTGCAGACGCTCGAATACTTCGGGATGAAAACAGTTGCGAACTTTGCGTCGATCCTCGCACGTCTCGATCCACTCTCCCCAGTACCAGCCAGCTTGAAAACAGTCTGCGCGGCACGTTACCTCAATTATTTTGCCCGTGGCTTGCTTGCGATAGCCCGTGTAGTAGCCGCCGCGATTCTTGACCAATCGCGTATGGGCCATCGTTCCGGTGTACGTCTTGCCGATGATCGCTGTTTGCATGGTCGGAGTCATCGGATCAGGAGCGGCTGAAGATTCCGGTCTTCGCGCAGCGAACCGCGAGGAACACCGCGCCGCGAACTCCGGTCGCGACGTAATACCGAGGCTCGCATCCGCGGGCGATGAGGAGTTCCGCGACGAGCGGTCCGACTTCGAGCGGCTCGACGGTGTAGGTGCGGGATTGGATCGTGGTGGTCATTGGTGGTTGTTGATTACGGGATGAGGAGAACCGAAGCGCTTTGCTTTGTCGATAACTATTTTGAGAAAAAAAGGGGCCGGTTTTTAGATCGGCCCCGTGAGGCTTACCATCCGTTCGCGATGGCCCACTTGTGAATACGCTCCACCGTATCGAAGTCGATGGGAGCATCAACTCCGCTCTCGTCTGAGTGAAGCTCTCCGGTGTCGACCGCATAGCCCAAAGAGCCGGAGAACTTTCCGCGAGTAATCCAGCATTGACTCGAAAACTCGATGCTCGCTGGCGTTACGCTGACTCGGTATCCGTTGATCGTCGTGGTGGTCATTGTCGTTGTTTTTTTGATTTGGTTTCGCTGTCGATGTGCAGACTAGAACCGAAGCGCTGGGGTTCGTCAATCGAGATTCTGAAAAAAAATTGGGGCGGGTGATTAGCCCGCCCCGAGGAGATCAGGGAAGCGCAACCGTGAATCCGTGCTGCCCGATCTGCTTCCGCATTGAGCGGCGAAGGATCGGCTCCCCGATTTCAATCGAGTGATCCTTGACCGCGACCGGCGAAAAATTGCCATCGCGGAGGCAATGGATGAACGGGCTGTATTTGTTGAGGAGCTGGATGTCGCAGTTGTAGCGGTACCAAACCTCGACCTCTCCGGTGGTCGCGTTGCTGACAACAAACGTCTCGGTGATTTTCGCGTCGCGGTCGTCGCGAGCGAGATCGGCGCGGGCGAGCGGCTCGTTGTATGAGAGGTCGATTCCGGCGGCGATGACAGCCTCGGAGAGCTTCGAGTGGCGGGAGATGATGTTGAGCGTGGTCATGGTCGTTGTTGTTGTTGTTGGTTTTCTGCTGACGCCCATCGTCAGGTGCCGCCTTACGGCACGACGCCCTTTCGGGCGTTTCGGGCTTTAGCTCGCGAGCTCTTTTGATAAGAGGCACCGATTGCCGGCGGCAAATCCTGCGGTTTCCAATCGTACCTGATTCTTTCCTTTGCGCTTGTGACTAACACCGCGAACGACGACGCAATAATTTTCCTCGTTCATTTGTTCCACCGTGCCGGACTTGATCGCATAGGCGAAATCGCGCTGCGCGATCTCGAGAAGGTTTTTGATCTCTCCGATTGAAAGGACGGCGTAAGCGTTTGGCGTATTC